AATGGTCATGAAGAAGAATCAGAAAGTTGTTGTGAATTATGCGACTTAACTATAGAAACTATTGGTTATGTAATCGAAGCTGAAACAACTGAAGATTTATTCAATGTGCTTCGTGAATTTGCAGAAGAATGTAAACGTGTGGGGATAAAGGAATATTTAATTTCTGAGTTAGATTCTAAAGCGGAATTACTTGACCATTTAGAATATGGCTGTTGCGATGATGAGTGTGATTGTTAATTTTTAAAGATAAATTAATTTGATAACGGATAACAAGGAGGGAAATATTTATGGATTTTTTAATGGAAGAAGAATTAAAAAGCACATTGCTAGATAAAGTTGAAAAGGAATTATATAAGGATAGAATTATTTATCTCAATGAGGATATTAGTTCTTATACTATTGCCAACATCGTCCCTTTGATTCACAGGATTAATAAAGAAGATGAAGGAATTGAAGTTGCTGACAGAAAGCCAATTCACTTACATATCACATCATATGGTGGCAGTGCTTATGACGGTTGGCAAATTGTCAGTACCATTGAAAACTCTGTAACTCCTGTTCATACATATGTTGAAGGTTATGCAATGAGTATGGGCTTACCTATTTACCTCGCAGGACATAAACGATTCTTAGGGAAATATGCCTCCCTTCTATACCATGAATTACGTGGTGGAGCGAATGGGACTAGACAAGAAGTAAAACGTTTAGATAAAGAATATGATCGTTTACAGAAAATTTATGATGATTATATTATTTCAAAATCAACAATTACACAAGAAATTTTAGATTATCATCAGGAAAAAGTTTCTGATTGGTACATTGGACTATCTGAATCCACAAAATATAATTTATATGACGTGTTACTTTAATTAAAAATTACACAAAGTGAACCTTTCTACAGACTATCAACTTTTAAATAAAGTAGGTTGGTAGTCTGAATGAAGGGGTTGCTCCCTTTAAGGACAGGATAGAGTGGAATTGCTACCCACTCGAAAGTAGAGCATTCCCCTACTTCCTGTCTTTTTATTATGTCTTGGGGGATGAGAAAGTGGGAATGTAAGATGGGGAAACATATTAGAAAGACGCAAGAACAGTTTGAAAAGGAAGTCCATGATATAGTTGGTGATGAATATGAAGTACTGTCATCCTATACAACAGCTAAACAAAAAATTAAACTAAAACACAAAGTATGCAATACTATTTATGAAGTCGCTCCTACTAATTTCCTAAGTGGAAAAAGATGCCCTAATTCTGAATGCACAAAAAAGAAATTTGAAAAACTTAGAAAAACTACAGATGAATTTAAAGTTGAAATAACTAATTTATATGGAAATGAATATGAAGTAATTGGAGAATATACTGGAAACAATAGTAAAATCAAAATGAGACATAATTTATGCAATAGTACATATTATGCTTATCCTTCTAATCTACTTAGAGGACATGGATGTTTAAAATGTTTCGGTAAATTCCAACAGGATACTGACTCTTTTAAGAAAAAAGTATTCAAACTAGTTGGTGGTGAGTTTGAGGTTCTTGGTAATTATACCAAAGCAAGAAAGAAAATATTAATTAAACATACCATATGTAATAGTGAATACGAAGTAACTCCAGACAGTTTTTTAAATAAAGGATCAAGATGCCCTATCTGTAATGAATCAAAAGGAGAAAAAGCAATACGAGAATGGTTGAAATTAAACAGTTTTCCTTTCGAGCCACAAAAGGAATTTGATAGTTTAATAGGTGTAGGTGGTGGAAATCTATCTTATGATTTTTATTTACCTAATCAAAATATATTAATCGAATACCAAGGTGAGTTTCACGATGGTACAGCGTACCAACAAACGAGTGAGGAATATAAAATACAACAAGAACATGACAAAAGAAAACGAGAATATGCAGTATTGCATAATATCAAACTACTTGAAATATGGTATTGGAATTTCGATAAAATTAAAGAAATAATACATAGCGAATTAATGACAGTTTAAAAAATAACTAAGTAAAACCTTTTATCAACGTTTATCTGCTTGAATTGCAGATGAGCGTTGAATAAAAGGTTTTTATTGTGAAAGGATGGTGGTTAGCTAATGGTAAAACAAAAGAAAAAAGAATACTTACAATGTTTAACTTGTGAAAAAGATAAAAATAAACAAACAGATTTCTACAATACCCATAATAAATTATATAAAAATATTGGTAAAATTCCAATTTGTAAGGATTGTTTATTTTCGAGAGTAGATTATTTAAATATGGAAACTGTCTATGAAATTCTTAGACAATTTGATATAAAATTCGATATCGAATACTGGGAAAAGGCAGAAGAAAGTAAGTATGAAACTTTTAAACGATATATGACAATGGCTAACTCCCTCCCTCAATTTGTCGGCACAGGATGGAAGAATAGTGTGTTTGAAAAGAAACTAGTCTCTTCTATTCATGACTTTGATAATGAATCTAATATTACAGAAGAAATTTTTAAACCGACAGTTGAATTAATAAAAAAATGGGGTAAGTTTGAACCTGAAGATTATTTCAAACTTGAAGATTTTTATACAAAAATGATGATTTCAAATAAAATTGAAACTCCTCAAGAAGAAACTTATTTAATGAAATTAGCTGTAATATCATTAAAAATGGATAAAGAACTTGAAGCTGGTAATTACGGACAAGTTAAACAACTTGGCGACCTATTCTCTAAATACATGGCAGATAGTAAATTTCGTGCAATGGATCAGACTGATGCTTCTAAGACTGGTGGCTTACGTACATTTAGTCAGATTTATGCTGAAGTTGAAAAAGATGAATTCATTCCACCTTGGGAAGAGTATCGGAAAATTAAAGGGTTGGAACAAGATATTGTTGATAAAACAATTATGCACATACTGAACTACACTTTGAAATTAAATAAAGCACCTCAATTAATCATTCCTCCTGAAGATACTCCTAAAATAGAGGAGGATTAATTAATGGCTAGTTACAATAAGTTTAGTCATAAGAGTAGACAAGAAAAAGATAGTATGGGTAATTTGTTCAATTCTCCCCACTTGATTGACCCAAACAAAACTAATGAAAACAAAGTTAAAAGTTTTGAACAGGTTAAACCAAAATGGAAGGAATTGTGTAGTTATTTCCGTTATTATCCTGACCATTTTATTGACTATATCTCCCCTGCTGATTCTAAAATTAAACTTTATTTTTATCAGAGAGTTTATTTACGGATAATGATGAGATATAGAAAAGTATTTGTTACTGCCACTCGTGGAACATCTAAGAGTTTCCTTGAGAATCTTAGCTTCGTTTTGAAGTGTATTTTCTACCCTGGCACAAAATTATTTATTACAGCACCTGGTAAAGAACAGGCTGCTAAAATAAGTCAAGATTGTTTAAATGACATATTCAATTTCTTCCCTATATTGAGAGATGAAGTTAAAACATTCATTGAATCTAAAGATTATACTAAGGTTATTTTTCACAATGGTTCTCGTTATGATGTTGTTCAAACTAGAGATAGTACTCGTGGAGGCAGACGTAATGGAGGCGCAATAGAAGAAATCGCAGATGAAAAGTTTAATGGCGATTTACTTAATAGCGTTGTAATCCCTCTTATGGCGAATGACCGTATTGCAATGTGTGGTGGTACTGATCCGAATGAAATCCATAAGTCGGAATTATATGTAACTACTGCTGGAACACAACAAAGGTTTGCTTATGAAAAAATGAGTGAAGTTTATCAAGATATGATAAATGGAAAATCAGCTTTTTGTGTAGGAAATAGTTACGAAATGCCATGTATGCACAATCAATTAGATATTGACTTTGTTGAAGAGTTAAAAGATTCTCCTACATTTGCAATTATGGATTTTATGCGTGAATATGAGTCAATTTGGACTGGAAGCTCGTCTGATAGTTTAGTAGCTGATGATAAATTAAATGAAGCTAGAACTGTTGGAGTTGCAGAATTTGAACACTGTGGAAAACATGATGTTGAATACGTATTAGCATATGATGTGGCACGTAATGAAGGTGACGCAAACGCTAATTCTTGTTTAGTAGTCATTAAAATTACTCCGAAAGGAAATGGCGACTATTATAAAGAAGTAGTCAAT